GCTAACCTCAATGGAATCAATGGGATAGGGGGGATCGGATCATGAAGCCGTTTTCCACGGTACCGTTGGGCGATAGCCTTAACCGCGTGCATGAATTGTCCCCCTGTGGGGTTCGCGGATGAGGCCCGGCCCGGTGCCGGTGCCCTCCGCAATCCGCGAAGCGCGCAACCCGAGGTTCAAGCCATCAGCCGGCGAGCCGCGCCTGCGCACCATGGCACCCCAGTGCCCGGAGCATGTCGTAGCTGATCCCATTGCGCACCGCGCATGGAAGCATTACATCCATGTGCTTCGGCGGATGAAGGTACTGACCGAAGCTGACAGGTCGGTCGTAGCCGATCTCTCCGTCCTCCAGTCCTGCTACCTGCGGGCCTGGAAGCAGGTTCGTGAATTGAACGCTGCCGCGCAACACGGAATCGGCGGCATGATTATCAGAACTAAGACCGACTACCTGGCTGAGAACATGCTGTTCTCCCAGGTCAAGACATTGACGGAGATCAAGCGTCGGCTTTACGCCGAGGTCGGCCTGACGCCTTCCGCGCGTACGCGCATTCAAACTACGAGCACGGCCAAGGGTGACGTGAATCCCTTCGCGGAATTGTGAATGAGCGCAACTATGCTGCTGAAGCAAGACGCTACGCTAGCCAGGTTGTATCAGGCAAGATCCCGGCCTGCCAATGGGTGCGGTTCGCCTGTCAGCGGCAACTTGACGATCTACGCCGGAAGAATTTTCCGTACCGCTTCAACCCAGAACTCACCGACCATGAGGGCAAGCAATACCGGCCAGTCGAACGCATCTGCCGATTCATTGAGTTGCTCCCACACGTTGAAGGGCGCTGGTCGACGAAGACAATTCGCTTGGAACCCTGGCAGTGTTTTTTCCTCACGACGATTTTCGGCTGGATTGATGAGAAGGGTTTCCGCCGCTTCCGGAAGGCACTCATCGTGATACCCCGCAAGAATACGAAGACTACCATCGCCGCGACCGTGGCCCTATTCCTGTTCGCGGCAGACGGGGAACCCGGTGCCCGCGTCTACAGCGCAGCCACCACGCGGGATCAGGCGAAGCTCTCGTGGCTGACCGCCAAGACGATGGTCCAACGGACCCCGGCGCTGCGTGAATGCTACGGGATCGAAGCGCTCGCCCATTCTATCGCTATCGAACACGAGGCCGCCTTCTTTCAGCCGCTCTCGCGCGATGTGGATACCCTCGAAGGATTGAACATCCATGGTGCGATCATCGATGAGTTGCACGCCCATAAGACGCGGGACGTGTTCGATGTGCTGGATGAGGGAACCGGAGCGCGTTCGCAGCCGCTCATGTTCATCATCTCGACGGAAGGTGATAATCCAGCCGGAGTATTTGCAGAACAGGTGAATTATCTCCAAGCGATCCTTGGCGGTCAGCACGAAGACGAAACTTACTTCGGGATTTTCTACGGTATCGACAAAGAAGACGAATGGACCCACCCTGATTCCTGGCGCAAGGCTAATCCGCATATCGGCGTGATAGATGCGCGGGGGCGCGCCGTCTTGTTCGAGGATATCCGGACGCGCTTCCGGCAGGCGCAGAAAAACGCACAATCGCAGTCTAGTTTCCTCACTAAGCGCCTGAACGTTCGCGTCGGGGCCGGGCAGGCCTACTTCAATATGCTGGCCTGGAACCTGAAGTGCAAAATCCCGGAACTGAAGATCGAAGATTTCTATGGCCGGCCGTGTTTCATGCATATGGATCTGGCCTCCAAGCGGGACATCGCGGCCAAGGTCATGCTGTTCGAGGAATCAGATGGGAGCTATGCGGTCTTCGGCAAGTACTACCTGCCCGAAAACGCCATTGAGCAGGGTAATCCAAACTACGACATCTACCGCGGCTGGGCCAATCAAGGCTGGCTGACGCTGACGCCGGGCGAAGTCACCGATTATGAATTCATAGAGCGGGATGTCCTCGAAGATCTCCGTAACTTTCAGGTGCGCGGCTTGCTGTATGACCCGTACCAGGCTACCTATCTGGTGACTCGCCTGCAGGCGGCAGGCGCAAAGGCCATCGATTATCAGATGACGGTGGCGAAGTTCAGCGACCCGATGAAGCAGGTGGATGCGGATATCATCTCGGGGAAACTGAAGCATGGAGGAGATCCGGTGCTCGGGTGGATGCTCGGCAATGTGGTGGCGCGCAGGGATGCCAAGGATAACGTCTTCCCGCGCAAGGCGCGCGAGGAAAATAAGATCGATGGAGCGGTAAGCCTGATCGCGGCGCGGGGCTGGATGCTGGCGCAGCCCGTGGAGATCCGCCCGCAGATCGCGGTGTTTTGATGGCAATTCTGGGTCTCATCACTTTTACGGCGGGCATGGCAGTCATCGCCCTGGGTTGCTGGATGATCTGGCCGCCGCTCGGGATGATCATCCTGGGAGTGGAATTGGCTGGCGCGGGCAGCCTCGGTTACTTCGATGCTCGCCGGAGGCGCGGATGATACAGGCCCTCGCCCGGATGGTAGGTCAGGGGATGGCGCAGGTGCGTTCGAAGTATCTCGGTCAGGGACCGGATTTCCCGCTGGACGAGGAATCTGCGCTGGATGATTTCCTTGACTTCGTTTCCTCCGGCGGTGGCGATACCTGGAGCGGGAAGGCGGTCACAACGATATCCGCCATGCGCCTTGCTGCCGTGTGGCGCTGCATCGACTTCATTTCGAGCACCCTGGCGCAGATTCCGCTGCTTACGCTTCGCACCAACCCGGCCGACGGCGCCAAACAGCGGGATCGCAATCATTACCTGTGGTGGATACTGCACGACCAGCCGAACCCGTACATGAGCGCGTTCCGATTGAAACGCCAGATGCAAATCCGCCTCTGCACGGATGGCAATGCCCTCGCCTATGCAGATATCAGCGGCCGGGGCCAGGTCACCGCATTGTGGCCCATGCCGATGCCAAATAAACAGGATGTGACATGGACGGATGGCGGGCTGGTCTATCGGTGGCGGCTGAAAAACGGTGGAATCTTCGAACAGCCCTGGTATAACATTCTGCATATTAGGGGCCTGGAGACGGATGGTTTCTGGGGTTTGAGTCCCATTCAGCAGCATCGGGAGACCATCGGGGCGGGTCTCGCGGTGAAAGAACACGGTGCCCGGTTCTTCAGCAACGGAGCACGGCCCCTCGGGGCGCTTAAATGCGCCCAGGTACTGACCCCCGAGGAACTGGTGCAACGCCGCGAGGCTTGGAATGCGGCGCACCAGGGCGGCCCCAACGCGCACAAGATCGCCGTGCTCATGGGCGGGTTGGAATACCAAGAAGTGGGCGTCAATATGGTCGATGCCCAGTACATCGAAGCCCAGAAGATGACCGTGCTGGACATCTGCCGGATGTACGGCGTCCCGCCCCACAAGAACATGGAGCTCAGCAATGCCACCTACACCAACATCTCCGAACAGCGCCAGGAATGGCTCGAAGACGGGATGGGACCGTGGTTCAAGAACTGGGAAGAGGAACTGACGCGATCCCTGCTGAGCGACCGGGAGGTACAGACCATCTCAATTAAATTCCTGGTCAACGCCCTGATGCGCATGGATCCGAAGAGCCGGGCTGACTATTTCGCGCGTGCGCGTCAGTGGGGCTGGATGGACATCAATGAGATCCGCGGGCTGGAGGATATGAACCCGCGCGATGGCGGCGATGTGCTCTTGCAGCCTCTGAACATGGTGCCAGTGGGCAGCCCGCCGCCGGCGAAGGCACCGGCAAAACAACTCGCAGAGGGAGGAGGCTAACATGTCAGCCATACCGCGGCACAAGACGGCAGTGGACAAGGAAGGCGCCTGGGACGCTGGGGCAAACTTGAAACGGCTGGGTGATGAACCCGGCAAGGCGAAGTTGCGCGCTATGCACGCCTGGGTAGATCCAGATGGCGATCCCGAAACGAAGGCGGCTTACAAACTCCCGCACCACAATGTTTCGGAAGCTGGAGAGGTTGGGGCGGCGAACATGACGGCGTGCGCCTCGGCGATGGGGCGGCTGAACGGCGGCGGCCTGGACATCCCCAGCGGAGATCGGGCGGGCGTGTATGCGCATCTTGCCGGCCATTACAAGGATGCAGGCATGGAGGCCCCAGAGTTGAAATCCATGGCGAAGGAGACAGAACGCCGATCATTCCCGTGCGAGTTACGAAAACATCCAGACAAACTCCAAATCGTCGGACACGCAGCGGTGTTCAACGTATTGTGCGAGGAATGCTGGGGATTTAGGGAACAAATCAGTCCGGGAGCTTTTCGCAAGACGATCACCGTGGCGGACATCCGCGCCCTGATGAATCATGATGCAAACTACGTCCTCGGGCGCAGTAAGCCTGCGCGCCAAATCAATACCTTGAGGTTGGAGGAAGATGATACCGGCCTGCTGATCGAAAATGATCCGCCTGATACCAGTTGGGCGCGCGATCTTTTGGTGACAATGGATCGCGGTGATGTGGACCAGATGAGTTTCAGTTTCCGGGTGGTACGCGACCGATTCGATATTGACCGGACGACGACACCGGAAACCATTATCCGGACGTTAGAGGAAGTGCATCTCTATGACGTGTCGGTTGTAACTTTTCCGGCGTACACGCAAACTGATGCGCAAGTTGTCAGCGTGCGCGCTATTCAACAAGCGAAGGAACTGCGAGCCGAATTGACCGCTCCGGAACCCGGTCCAGCGACCGAGGAAATCCACCCGGTACAGGAAGCGAACCACCCACTCATCGTGGGCCGGGCGCGCCTGGAAGTGGCGAAGCATCGTTTGCTGAGCTTTTAAGAGGAATCGCAAATGATTAATTACAACAATCTTCGCAAGCTGCGGGCCGAAAAGCTCGATGCCGCCGAAGCCATCTGCCAAAAGGCCGAGGCGGAGAGCCGGACGTTTGCCGCAGACGAGAAGGCGCAGTACGACCTCCTCATGGGAGAGGTCGATTCCCTGGCGGACACGATCCAAAAGGGCGAACGGGCGATGGGCGTCTCGGCCGCAATGAAGGCCGGCGGGCCTCCGCCCCAACAGGCAATCAACCAACCTCCCTCGGGCGGCTTCCGCTCCTTCGGGGAATTCCTGCAATCCGTCGCTTGGGCATGCCGGCCCGGCCAGCGCGCCGATGCGCGATTGATTTACGAGGAACGAGCGACCGGACTGAACGAGGCCATTGGGTCCGAAGGCGGGTTCCTGGTGACGACTGATTTCAGCACGCAGTTGCTGGCGGCAGCCGTGGCGGAGGCGCTCGTCCTGCCCCGGTGCCGGGAGATCCCGATCAGCGGGCCGAGCAATGGCGTCAAGCTGCCGGCGATCTCGGAGACTTCCAGGGCGGACGGTTCGCGTTCGGGTGGCGTCCAGATGTACTGGAAGAACGAAGCGGCGGCTAAGTACCCCTCGAAGCCGGCCTTCCGGCTGGTCGAACTCAACCTGAAGAAGCTCGTCGGCCTCTGCTACGCAACCGATGAGCTGATCGAAGACGCGATGGCTCTCGAAGCCTACGTCCGCTCGGCCTTCGCGGCGGAAGCGGCCTTCAAACTGGACGACGCGGTGATCCGGGGCCTCGGTGCTGGCGTTCCGCTGGGCGTCCTTGTTGCGCCGTGTCTTGTGACCCAGGCGAAGGAAAC